CCTTCTAACTAATAAAACAGACCTAGAATTATTTAATGTTTTTACAAGTTCCTTAGACTCTCAAAATAGTATTGTTGAAGGCTTACCAAGAATGGCTGACTTTGGATCAACTTCAAAAGCTACAACAACAGTAAACACTAGCTGGACTGCTGTAAGTGGCGCTATTAGATATTGGCTTTTTGTAGACAATTCTTTAGCACAGAAACAAACAACAACGACTTTCCAGTTTACGGGACTAGATTCTGCTACTACTTACAAACTAAGTGGTCAAGTAGAGTATGCTAACAGCACCTTTAGCAGATTACAAGATATAATAGTAACTACAACATAATGATAAAAAATATAATAGAACTTTTAAAATACGCAAACGGAGAAACAGAATTAATCCGTATAGCTCAAGGAAAGTATAAACTACCGACAACTTTAAAAGAAGGTTACAAAGCACTTAAACAAGAGATAAAATGGCAATAGAGAAAACAATTAATATCGATGTAGAAAGCAGAGATGCTTTAGCTGGTATAAAATCAATAGACAAAGGACTTACTGGGCTTGATGATGGCGCTAAAAAAGGCTCTAAGGGTATTGGTAAAGTGTCAAATGCTTTTAAGGGTTTAGGGGTTGCTATAAAAGCTGCTGGTATCGGATTAGTAATTGCTGCTTTAGCTAAATTATCTGAGATATTTATGCAAAATCAAAAGGTAGCAAATTTATTCAACACAGCTTTTGAGGGATTAAGCATTGTATTCAATGACTTTGTAAACTTTATTGTAAACAACGGAGGTGCTGTTGTAGATTTCTTTAAAGCAATATTTGAAAATCCTTTAGAAAGTGTTAAAGCTTTAGGTGCAAGCATTAAGGCTAATATCGTAGAACGCTTTGAAAGTTTCTTAGACACCTTAGGGTTTTTAGCAAGTGCAGTAAAGAAAGTATTTAGTGGAGACTTCAAAGGAGCTTTAGAAGATGTTAAGGCTGCTGGTAAAGAAAGCATTGATGTTTTTACAGGAATTAATAACACAGTAGACAGAACAACAGAGTTTGTAAATAAAACTGCTAAATCAATAAAGAACTATGCAGTTGAAACCTTTAAAGCTGCTAAAGCAAATGTAGAGTTAAACAGACAAGCTGAAATAGGTATAGCACAAAACAGATTATTACTTGAGCAATACGACAGACAAGCAGAGCTACAGAGACAGATAAGAGATGATGAGACAAAAACTATTGATCAAAGGATAAAGGCAAATGAAAAGCTTGGAGAGTTATTAGCAGAACAAGAAAAATTAATGTTAGCTAATGCAGATGTACAAGTAAGAGCTGCACAGGTTCAGTTTGATAAACTTAAAAACGATGAAAATGAAATAGCGCTACTTGAAGCTAAAGCAGAGAGAGAGGGTGTCCTTGCACAAATTACAGGTTTAAAATCAGAACAGCTTTCAAACACCAATTCACTTGAGAGAGAAAGACTTGACCTTTTAACAGAGGCAGATGAAAAGGCTAAAGAAAGTTTAGAGAATGAAGCTATTTTACAAAAGGCTAAACAAGACATGGCAAAACAGACTCTTGGTAATATATCAGATGCTTTAGGTAAAAACAGTAAAGAAGGTAAAGCGTTTGCAGCAGCACAAGCCTTAATTAATACTTATCAAGGTATAACAGCAGAACTTGCTACAAAAACAGCTACTCCTTTTGAGTTTGGATTAAAGTTAGCCAATATAGCAGCCACAGCTTCTATTGGTTTTAAGTCTGTAAAAGATATATTAAATACAAGCCCATCAAGTTCTGGAGGTGGTGCTTCAAGCCCAGCAACAGGCTCACAGCCTCCATCATTCAACATAGTAGGTGCAAGTGACTCTAATCAATTAGCTGAGGCAATAGGTGGCCAGACACAACAACCAGTACAAGCGTTTGTAGTCTCTAATGACATAACAACAGCCCAAAGCCTACAAAATAACATTGTAGAAGGTGCTACACTAGGGTAAAACACAAAATAAATAACAAACATTTATATAATAATATGCGGATAGTAGAACTAATTATTGACGAAGACCAAGAAATAGGAATTGAAGCTATTAGCGTAGTGGAAAATCCAGCAATAGAAGAAGACTTTATAGCTCTTAAATCACAAGAATTTAAACTTGCTGAAGTAGATAAAGAGAAGCGTATCTTAATGGGTGCTTTACTAATACCAAATAAGCCTATATACAGACGTAATGGAGAAGATGAGTACTATATATATTTCTCAAAAGATACTGTCTTAAAAGCATCTCAAATGTACTTGATGCAAGGCAAACAAAACAACTCAACCTTAGAACACCAATACGAAATAAACGGACTTAGTTTAGTAGAGTCTTGGATTGTTGAAGATAAGGTACACGATAAATCTGTTAAGTATGGAATGGATTTGCCTTTAGGCACATGGGTAGGTAGCGTTAAAGTAAACAACGATAAAATCTGGAATGAGTTTGTAAAGACAGGTAAGGTTAAGGGGTTCTCGATAGAGGGCTACTTTGCTGATAAGATGGAAAGACCTAAAGAAAAGATTAAAGATGATTTAGCTAAGATAGATGAACAAGAAGCTGAATACTTATTAAGTCAAGTAACTGCTATATTAAAAAATGAAGATGTAGACTTAGAAAGTTATTCAGACTATCCAAGTGGTGTTAAGAACAACGCTAAGAAAGGTTTAGAGTTAAACGAAAAGGTAGACAACAAATGTGCTACACAAGTAGGAAAGGTAAGAGCGCAGCAATTAGCACAAGGTAAACCAATAAGTGCTGAAACAATTAAAAGAATGTACTCTTATTTATCAAGAGCAGAAGAATACTATGTTGAAGGAGATTCAAAAGCTTGTGGAACTATCTCCTATTTACTATGGGGTGGTAAAGCTGGAAAGCGATGGGCAGAAAGCAAACTAAAAGAGTTAGACTTAATAGACCTTAAAGCGCCTTGTACTGCTGGTTATGAGCAGTATGGAATGAAAACAAAAAACGGAAAATTAGTTCCTAACTGCATACCGATAAAATAATATAAATGAAAAACAAATCAAAGGAATTTATAACACCAAGTAAGATAAGTCCAAAGAGTAGTAAAAAGGGATGCTTATGTAAAGACAACACTTATAAGACTAAATGTTGCGACGGAAGTTTAAGGGCGCAAGGGATAGGAAATATTTGAAAATGCAAAATTAATTTTTAACCATTATATATTAATATGAACACAAATGATATGATTAGTAAAATCAAGGAAGTTGTTGGCTTTTCTGAAGAAGTTAAGTTAGAACAACAAGCATTAGAAAACGGAACTGTTATCGAAGCAGATTCTTTTGAAGCTGGAAGCGAAGTATTTATTGTTACTGAAGACGAAAAGGTAGCATTACCTATCGGAGAGTATGAGCTTGAAGATGGCAGAATGTTAGTAGTAGCAGAAGAAGGTCTTATAGCTGAAATGAAAGAAGCTGGAGAAGAAGAAGAAGTTGAAGAAGAAGTTGAAGAAGAAGTTGAAGAAGTAGAAGCTGAAGAAGAAGAAATGGCTTACGCTACTAAACAAGAACTTCAAGAGGTAAAAGATATGATTGAAGAAATCAAAGCAATGCTTGAGCCTAAAGAGGAAATGAGTTCTGATGACTTAGGAAACCTTTTAACTGAGGAATTATCTAAGCACGAACTTAACGAAGTACCACAAGAGGTACAAGAGGAATTAAATGAGCCAAGTGCTGAGCCTATTATGGCTAATCCAGAAGCTGACTCAACAAACAAACCAAGTTTTAAGTTTGCACAAAACCGCAAGCCTTCAACTTTTGACAGAGTATTAAACAAAATAATTAACAACTAAAATTAAATTAAATGGCTAATCCAACGATTACAAACTCTAGCTATGCTGGAGAATTTGCTTCAAAGTACTTAGGAAGTGCTTTGCTTTCTGCTTCAACTTTAGATGCTGGAGCAGTAACTATTTTACCAAACATCAAGTATAAGGCTGCTATGAAAGTAGGAACTTTCTCAAACCTAGTACGTTCTGCTGATTGTGACTTTGATGCTACAACATCAGGACTTACTTTGACTGAAAAAGTACTAACACCAGCTGAACTACAAGTTAACTTACAAATCTGTAAGAAAGAGCTTCACGCTGACTGGGAAGCTGCTCAAATGGGCTTTAGTGCTTTTGACGAACTACCTCCATTATTCTCTGACTATGTAATTTCAAGAGTAGCAGCAGAGGTTGCTAACGCTACTGAAACTTCAATCTGGAGCGGTGCTACTGGAGAAGGTTCTTTCAATGGATTCTCAGCTCTATTAGCTGCTGATGCAACTGTTGTAGATGTAGCTGCTGTAGGTGGTGGTGTAAATGCAGCAAACGTAATAGCTCAATTAGGTGCTATCGTAGACGCTGCTAGTGCTTCTGTATTAGGGAAAGAAGATTTAACTCTTTACATCTCTAACAATATTGCAAGAGCTTACATTCGCTCTTTAGGAGGATTCGGATCTGCTGGATTAGGCGGTAATGGTGTAGACTCTAAAGGAACTACTTGGTACAACGGAGGTCAATTGACTTTTGAAGGAATAAATATCTTTGTAGCACAAGGACTAGGAGACAACAAAGCTGTATTAGCTCAGAAGTCTAACTTATTCTTTGGAACTGGTCTATTAGATGACAGAAACGAAGTAAGAGTAATTGATATGGCTGAAACTGATGGTTCTCAAAATGTACGCATCGTTATGCGTTATACTGCTGGAGTACAAACAGGAATCGGAAGCGATATCGTTTACTATTCTTAATTACTAACTAACTGATATTAAGGGGTGGGCAAAAACTGCCTACCCTTTTTTATTTAAAATCAAAAATATATGGCTTGTGCAATAACAAAAGGTAGAGGGGTTGGATGTAAGACCGCTTTTGCTGGAATTAAAAATATTTACATCTTAGACTTTAATGCTACTGTAGCTGCTTTATCAAACAGTAGTGGAACTGTAACACTACCAAGTAGTGGGGCAGAATTCTTTAAGTTTGAAGTAAAAGGAGGACAAACATCACTTGAGACAACTGTGGTTTCGAGTAGAGAAAATGGGACTACATACTATGAAAGTACATTAAATGCTACTTTTCAAGTGTTAGATGTAGCAACTCAAGAGGAGATAAAGCTTCTAAATAGAGGTCGTGCGCAGTATGTAGCAGAACTTTATCCTAATGGAGCTGGAGTAATTAAGTATTTACTAATAGGTAAAACTAACGGAGCTGAAATCACAGGAGGAACTATTGTTTCTGGTGCAGCTGCTGGAGATTTACAAGGATTTACAATAACAGCAGTAGCAATGGAGGTTGATCCGCCATTCTTCTGTACTGTTCCTGATGTAAGTTCAAGTACTTCTATTGTTCCAGCTTAGTAATTTATTTATACTTAAAATTAGCCTTTCCATTTGGGAGGGCTTTTTTTATTTATATACAATACAAAATTTTTTCTTTTTGTTTATATATTAATATGAAGTTAATAGGAACAAACGGAGACAAGTCATTTAAGATAATACCAAGACAGTTTATTAATGGTGCAATTACTGTAAAACTTACAAGTGAAAGCACAGGAGCATTAATAACTAAAACACCTACAGCATCAACAGATGGGAATTACATGACTTTTACTGTAGATTTTGGCACTTTAACAGAAGCTGACTTTTATACACTTGAAATAAAAAACGGAACTGTTGTCATATACAAAGACAGAGTCTTTTGCACAGACCAAACAGTTAACCAAGTAAACAACGATTACTATTCTGTAAATGATGGCGAATACACCACAGAGAATAGTTTTGATAACGATTATATAATAATATGAACGATTTAAGAATTGTAAATTTAAGTAGCTATACAAGCCCAGAGATAGTAGAGAAGTCTAATAAGCAATGGGTGGCTTATGGTAGTGATAATAATTTCTTTGGGCATCTGATATCTAATTATGAAAATAGTCCAACTAACAACGCTATTATAAACGCTATTAGCCAACAAATATACGGACTTGGCTTAGATGCTTCTGATTCAAACAGAAGACCAGAGCAATACGCTAAAATGATTACAATGTTTCACAAGGATTGTGTACAAAAGCTTTGTTTTGATTTAAAGCTGATGGGGCAATGTGCTATGCAAGTGATTTACTCAAAAGACAGAAAGACTATCGCACAAGTTGAGCATATACCAGTAGAAAACTTAAGAGCTGAGAAGTGTAACGAAAAAGGTAAGATAGAGGGCTATTACTATTCAGATGATTGGTCAAAGGTAAAGCAAAGAACTGAGCTTAAAAGAATACCAGCTTTTGGATGTAGTAAAGAAAATATAGAGATTATATACGTTAAGCCTTATAGAGCTGGTTACAAGTATTACTCAAGCCCAGACTATACAGGTTGTTTACAATGGTGTGAGATAGAAAGCGAAGTGTCAAACTTTCACTTAAACAACGTTCAAGGAAGTTTTAGCCCTAACACCCTTATACAATTTAACAACGGAACACCAAACGCTGAAGAAAGACAAGACTTAGAAAACAGAATAGCTCAGAAGTTCACAGGAACTGGAGGTAATAAGTTTATACTTGCTTTTAACGATAATCAAGATGCAGCAGCGACAGTAGAGACATTACCAATTAGTGATGCTCACAATACTTATGAATATGTAAGTTCACAAGCTACTGAGAAGATTATGGTAGGTCATAGGGTTGTTTCTCCGATGCTTTATGGTATTAAAGATGCTACAGGGTTAGGAAACAATGCAGAGGAGCTTAAAACAGCTTCTATACTGATGCAAAACTTAGTCATAGCACCATTTCAGCACCTTTTAATAGATGCTTTTGATTCTATACTAGGTTTTAACCAAATATCCCTTAAACTATACTTTAAAACACTACAGCCTCTACAATTTATAGATTTAGAAAATGTAGAAGATGAAGAAACGAAAGAGGAAGAAACTGGGGTTAAATTAAGCGAAGAACTTAAGGAAATAGATGGGATGCCAGCCTTTAAAACTAGAGAGGAAGCAGAGGCTAAAGCCTCAGAGCAAGGTTGTGAAGGTATGCACGAATACATAGAAGACGGAAAGACTTGGTATATGCCTTGTAAATCACATAGTAAAGCCACATTATCTGACGATGAAACTAGCGAAGTTTTAGGCTCTTTAGCAGAGTCAGGTGTTGTAATGTCTGATGACTATGTTTATGTAGATGAGATTGATGCTGATGACAATTTAAGTAATGAAGATTGGGCTGGATATTTAATTAAAGAGACTAAAAGCACATTATCAAAAGTAAAGGGTTTGCTAGGTTTAAAAGATGAAATTACTTCTAAGAAAAAAGGCAGTTCTTCTAGTTATTTAGATTCAAAAAATGGACTTTATAAAGTTCGTTACACTTATGCGGTAGGCTCAAGAAAGCCTAGTAAGACACAAAGACCTTTTTGTAGAAATATGATGAATATGGCTAAAGCTGGCATTGTATGGACGATTGAAGATATTGACAGAGCATCACGCGAGGGGGTTAATAGAGAGTTTGGGCATAATGGTCAACCTTTTTCGCTTTTCAAATTTAAGGGCGGAATATACTGCCGACATAAATTTAAAAAAGTGCTTTATCGATTAGAAAGCAATACAGAGCCTTCAGAGAATTTAGGAAACTATAAAAAGACTAGAACTATTCCAAAGAGTTATATAAAAAACCCAGTAGGATCAAAACAAGCTGGAATAGCGCCAGAAAATATGCCTAACAGAGGCGCATACCCAAACTAAATAAGACATGGCTACAGCATTATTTATATCAAGAACGGATTTAGTTAAGAACTCTATAATAGATGGGAATGTAGACACCGATAAGTTTATACAATTTATTAAGGTTGCTCAACAAATAGACATACAAAACCTTTTAGGCACAGACCTATACAATAAGATAGGTGCTGACATTGTTGCTGGCAATCTAAGTGGTAATTATTTAAAGCTAGTAAATGATTATGTACAACCAGCTTTGATATGGTTTGCTCAGATGAATTACATTCCTTTTGCAGCTTATCAAATAAAAAACGGAGGTGTATTTAAGCACACAAGCGAAACAGCTCAGAACGTAGATAAAAACGAAGTAGATTATTTAGTATCTAAGGCTAGAGAATACGCTAACTATTACTCTACTAGAATGGTAGATTATTTGTCTTACAACAATAACTTGTTTGCAGAGTATAGCTCAAATACTAACGAGGATATTAGTCCAGATACAAATTCTACAACTTTTAACGGATGGGTACTTTAATGAAATATAAGGTAAAAGAAATAAACGTTAAGCGTTTAAAGAGCTACATAAAGCTAAAAGAACAAGAAGAAAAAACTGATATAAAAAATAAATATGGCATACGGACAAATATATAATACAACTTGGTGGGGTGTCGCTTTAGATACTGCAAGAACAGCAGGAACTGAGCCAGACTTCTTTGGTAGTCAGATGAAACTGCTTACAAGCAATCAACCAGAACTTGTAACCAATGGCGATTTTGCTACGAATAGTAATTGGACTTTAGGAACAGGTGTTACAATATCAGGTGGTTCTGCAAACTTTAATGGCGCAGTAAATACTAATATAAGACAAGACATAGGGTTAATAACTGGCAAAACTTATAAAATAGTTTTTACTGTTTCTAATTATGTTTCTGGAAATATAGATTATAATGTTGGAGGTAATACAAGAAAAGGAGAAATTACAGCAAATGGGACTTATACAGATTCTGTTGTTTCAGATAGTGGAGCGCTTTTATTTTTTCAATCAGACCAATCTTTAGGATTTGTAGGTTCAATAGACAACGTATCAGTAAAAGAAGTAAGATTAGACTTAGAAGATATAGAAGCAAAAAAATGTTTAGCAGACTGGATTCACGTAAAAGCATTACAA